TCGCGACGCGGATGCATGAGCACCAGATCAGCTCCCGCGTAGCGGTTGCTGCTGATGCGCTGGATCGCGTCGATCAGCTTCGGGTAGAACTCGGCGACCGTCGGCGAGCCGTCGGTATAGGCCACCTGGGCGATGCCGGAGATGTTGCCGATGCCGAGCAGCTGCCCGGAACTACCCGTCCCGGAGATGATCTGAGTGTCCTTCACGGTCGCATGGGCGGCCGCGAGGTCAGCCATGATCAGCGCGTCGATGCCGTCGCCGCGTTCAATGGCCTGACGGCTGACATCCTGCTGGCCGGCGATGGTACGAATATCGCTGGTCAGGAGAGTGTCGTCCATGTCCGTTTCGCTGACAGCGGAATTTTCCGATGTCTGAACGGCGGCCGACGACCCTGTCGTCACACGCGAGATGTTCAGCGTCATGCCGCCCTGTGGAAGCGGAAGCCGGGTGCACAGGTTCGCGAACGGCTGGCCGGCGCGAGCCAGGTCAGCAGCCAGGTCGACGAGGTACTGAGGCACGACGAGGCCGGCGAATGCGCCAGTCCCAACGTCTCGGTGCTCGACGTCCATCTCGACGGTGTGCCGGCCGATTCTGGCGCTTGCGCCGGGATCGTGGCGGTACTGCATGTGGAAAAGGTCTTGGAAGAACGACCGGCCCGAATGCTCGTCGTAGGTCAGCGGTTCGTCGGTGACGGTCACGAGGCCTGCGGCACGTTCTTCGGGGGCGTCTTCGGTGGACGCCACCTCGGCGCGCAATTTGGCAGCCTCCAGGTTCGCGACCTGGATTTCGCGCAACTCCGCGATACGGACGTCGAGGGCGTCTGCGCGCACCTTGAGATCCTTGAGGTTGGTGTCCTCGGATTCGGTGAGGTCGCGGGCTTCATCTGCCGCGCGCTCCACGAGCCCGGTTTGGGTGGTGCTGATCTCGTCGCGTTCGGAGACCAGCTGGTCAAGTAATTGCATTATCGCACTCCTCAGTAGAGGTTCTATGTCAGAGGGTGCGTTTGGGTGCCGGGGATCAGCCGGCGGCGCTCACGCGGCGCTCAGTAGGATTGTAGCGTATTGTGGTGGCGAGGGTGGTTATGTTGCGAGCAGGTGCCGCCAGCGGGCCAGCTTGGGGGCAACCTGTGGGTCATCGGGGTCGTAGGAGCGGACGGCTAGCACCTTTGCTTCGCCGTAGGCGGCTGCCGTCACTAAACCGACGTGGTCGAGGCGACCTTCGAGGCGCGTTTTGTAGACGCGGCCGTCGCGTTGCTCTGTCCGGTTACGTATAGGCATGAACGCTACCGATAGGCCGCTGACCATGCCATCGGCGGCAAGCTGCCGCGACTCTTCGGCTCGTGCCGTCGGCGCTAACCTGAAATCGGCAAGCAACCCGTCGGCGGTGTTTTCCCAGGTGGTTGACATGCCTAGCGGATGCCGGTTGCGGTCATGCTGCTCGAGGAGCGGGATTTTGGTGCCGCGTTCCTGGATGCTTTTATCGAATACGGTGCGCGCGAATTGTTCGATGTAGTCGCCGGCGTCGAATGTGGTATGCCACGGGGCGACGATGCCTAGCAGATGGTGACCGTCGTCGGCTTCGCGCAACTCCAAGTATTCGAGTTCGACGGTGCGTGTCTCGATGTTCATAACAGGACGTCCTCCTCGAGGTCTAGGTCCTCGATGGCTCTGATTTCGGGGACGGATAGCCACCCGCCGGCTAGGGCCTGGGCATGGGCCGCGTACCGGGTGTTCGTGTCGGCGCGTAGCAAGGCGTCGAGGTTGAATTTGGCTTCTTGGCCGCGCGGCAGCAACGTCGACAACGCGGCTTCGACGCGGGTAAGCCAGGGGCGGAGTGTGTAGGTGGCGAAGAAGCGCGCATCATCCTGGGCGTTTGCGTAGGTACGCGAGTCTGAGCTGCCTACACCTATGAGGTAGGAGGGGACACCGAAGACGGTACAAATTTGTTGCGCCGAGAAGCGGCGCGATTCGACTAACTCGAGGTCGGACGCGGAGAAGCTGAGCGTCTTGTACGACATACCGCCCGATAGGACCGCCGGGGAGCGTTGCCGGCCGCCATGTGAGGCCACGAATGAGGCTTTGACCGCGTCGGCTTCGGCCTGCGTCAAATTGTCTTCAGATTGGAGGACGCCGGCTGGTATTGCGCCGTTGACGTACAACTCGGCGGCGTGGTCTTCGCCGGCTATAGCGAGGCCTAGCGCGCGGCGTTGCATCGCTAACGGGCCTAAGCCGACGTCGTGACCCGGCAACGTGAGGCCGCGTATGTGCAAAATGTCTTCAGCATCGTAAGCGCGGCCGGCGACGTTATAGGTGCGGGTGCCGTTGCGGACGATTACCGCTACCGCCGAGGGGGCTAGAACGAGGAAGGTGCGCGGGTGGCCTAACGAATCGCGGTCGCCGATTAGCAGATAGGCGTTGCCGTCTATTAGTAGCGACACGAACACGGCCGCCAGGGTCGACATGCGGGTGCTCGCCGGGTCGGGGTTTTTGAGGACATCCGGGGTGCGGGACAGTTCGACTTTGCCTCGGTGAGCGTGCAACGGCAGCGACGCGGCGGTATCCGAAATGATTTGAACGCACCGGTACGCGACCGGGATCGACAACGTAGTCGACTCGGTTATGGATAGCGGCCCGGTGAGCGGCTGAGCGGTTACCCCCAGGCTAGGCAACGTGAACATATCGGCGCGTTCGACCGGGCGCTGGAAGGTACGGAGCAACATCTGGGGCTTACCGCCTGACGGATTGTGAACGTGTGGTGCGTTCGAGCGCTAGGACCACCAGGAGGGCAAATATGCCGAACGCGCCGAGGAATAGTGCCGTGCCGGCAATAGTCCAGACGGCCCAGAACAGCGCGCCTAGACCCAGCACTTGCAAAGCTGAGGCGAAGGTCTGCATCAACTATTTAGAATACCGCAGGAACTCTCCGTTTTTGTGTACCCGCGACGCATCCCCACCGGGCGAGGGTTGCGGCGACTAACGGCGTGATGTCTACGGTAGACCTCCGGTTCCATGCCCATTGGTCGGCTAGGCGTCGTTTAGTTGCCGCGCCCACCGCGTCATTGAGTAGGCGGTCGCCCAGGTGGGTCACCGTCCCATCCTGCACCCCGTCGTAGAACGAACCGCACGCACGCGCATAATCCCTCATCCCCAGCACGGTGACGTTGATGCCGGCCTGCTCTATTACAGGGATGAGGGTGCCGGCTGGGCTGCCGCCGTCTATGACGACACCGGCCCGCCATTTTTTGCACAATTCGATTAGGCGGCCTTCGACCCAGCCGACGTGGTAGCGGTGGTCAATGATTTCGACCGGGGTGAATGCGCCGGCAAGGCCGCTGACAGCTACGGCGGCGCTGTCGCGGTTCGGCGAAATGTCGACGCCGAGCATAACGTGGTCGCCGAGCACGACATCGGTGCGTTCTAGTTTGAGCCAGTCTGCCATTTCGATGACAGCTATAGCCTCAGCTGCCGGCCACACGTTGAGCCATTCGCGGGCGAACATATCGGCCGCCGTCGTCTCAGCCGCCTCGGCTACCGCTTGCAACGTGACACCCCGCTCCTCTGACAGCGTCGGGATCGCCTGATGCCACACGTCGCGGTCTAACGGATCGATTTTGTCTTCGGCCGGGGCCCATTCGAGCCAGCAGAGGCGGCCGTCGTCGCCGTCGCGTTGCTCGTGCCCTAGGTTGCGGTAATGGGCCAACATGACGCTATCGCTGTCGCCGGCGTTGCTGAGGATCCAGAACTGCGCATTCGGCCGGGTAGCCATCGTCGGTTGTAAGGCGGCGACGACGTCCATGCCGATATGGAGCGCCTCGTCGATGACCACCAGGTCGCAGGTGAGGCCCCGGCTGCCCTTGCGGTTAGGCGTGACGACCCGGTACTGGGCCCCGTTGTGCATAATGAGCGCCTCTTGCCCGTTGGCGCGAATGATGCGTTTCACCCGCTTGCCCAAAGACGACCCGAGTATCAACTCGGTATGCGCTTCCCAGAGATATCGGGCCATGCCCCGGTTTTGCGCCGTGAAGGCGACAACGTGCCCTGGTTTGAGCAACTCGTACGCGATGCGGCTAGCTGCCAAAGCCGTCTTCCCGTTTTGCCGCCCCACCGACGCGCCAACCGTCCGATACCGGTATTGGCCTCCCACATGCTCCAGGGCTACGTCGGCGACCTGCCGTTGCCACCGGAACAAGTCCCACCCCAACGCCTCGGCAACCTGCGCCAAATGCCCGCCATACGTTTCGGCGTCAGACCTGGCCGTCGCCCACCTAGCGGGGGCCGGCTGTCGTAATTTCGGCGATGATGTCATCCCACACGTCCTCCGTACCATCGACGCCCAGTTCGTGCAATAGGCGGACCATCTGGTTGCTGATGTTGGCGACGTTGCCGATGCCGTTGCCGGTGCGCTCGATAGCGTCCCAGGCGCGCGCCAGGCCCAGTAGCTGCTCCGCCAGCGACGCATTAGGGTTGTCAAGCGATGCCAAAATAACCTCGTTGGCTTCCTGATGCCGGCGCATTACCACACCCTAGACGTTCGAGGCTTGGCCCTCTGCTTATTAGTCCACACCGCACCCCTGGCCGCATTGCACGGCTTACACGCCGGGACAAGCTCCCCGACCCACAACTCGGGCGACGGCGCTTCCACCAGCGGCGGCACATGGTCAGCCTCGGTAGCGCGCCGCTCACGACACCAAACGCACATCGGATGGCCCGCTAGTAGCCGCGCACGC